GCTTGGTTCAAAGGGGCTACCTATACCGACACTGGGACGGCTGGCGGCACAACGCAAGCGCTTGCACCGTTTACGGTGTTTAGTACCCCAACGCTATCCACCAGTAACATTGTTACTTATACAGACGCAGCAACGGTCTACATTGCAGGAGCGCCAGCTGCGGCAGGTAGCGCAACGATCACCAACCCATACTCTTTGTATGTAGCTGCTGGTAATGCGTACTTTGGTGGGACGGTAACGGCGGGGACGGTTAATTTTACGACCCTAGACCTAACCAACCTAGAAGTCACGAACATCAAAGCCAAAGATGGTACGGCTTCGATGACGCTGGCGGACTCTACTGGGGTGGTGACGTTCTCTGCTAACCCTGTGTTAAACGCAGGCACTGCCAACGGCGTGGCCTACCTCAACGGCTCCAAAGTCCTGACCACGGGGAGTGCGCTGACGTTTGACGGGACGAATCTTGCAACTACTGGTGGGGTTAATTCTGACAACACTTCAACGCTTGCTAAAACAGCGGGGCAGTCTCTTGTTGTTGGCAATTTAGCTGCGGCGGGCGCGAAACTTGACGTTCAAACTGCAAGTGGCACTGCATCTACTTTGCGGTTGTTTCAAAACGGGGTTAGCAACTTTGTATTGTCTGTCCCTGCAAACGAAGATGCTTTGGCTTTTCTGCAATATGGTTCTGCCGAACTTATGCGCCTGACCTCCACAGGTCTGGGTATTGGGACGAATAATCCGACACAAAAATTTGAAGTCTATAAAGCCGCAGGCGATACTTTGGTGTACGGCGCTAACCCGCGCCTAGCATTGACCGTCCCGACCGGAGTTAATGGTCTTCGTGTTACTGCTGACACGACCCCGTTTGAACTTGTCCATCTGTCAGATGGTTCACAAGTTTCGGTTGGCGGCACCATGGATATGGGCATCAACGCTGCAAATGCGACGGTGGGTTCAACCTTTAAGAATTCTCCAACAATCGCTTTTTTGTCGAAGTATTGGAACGGTTCTGCTTCAGTGTCTCAGATGCAGGGCTTTATTGGAATGGTTGCTACGGCGGCAACCTCTACGGGCGGTTATTTTGGGCTTGGTATTGGCGCGGCTGATGCTGTAAGAATTACCTCCTCCGGCAACCTCGGCCTCGGGGTGACGCCGAGTGCTTGGGATGGCGTTTATTATTCGGCTTTTCAATTTGGCAATCAAGGAGCGTCACTTTCTGCGTGGAAATCCGCCCTAACAAGCAGCAAGATTGCCTACCTTTCCAACAACTTGTATCAAACATATACAATCGGTGTCGGCCCTGTTGATAGATATGTTTCGTCAGGTAATTCTGTGGCGTACAAGCTGTCAGATGGACAGCACCAGTGGCTCACCGCCCCCTCCGGCAACGCAAACGACCCCATCACCTTCACCCAAGCCATGACGCTAGATGCGTCGGGGAATCTGGTTGTTGGGGATACTGCTGCAACAACAGGCGCGAAGATCGATGCGCTTGGTCGAGTGATGTCCAGCAACAGTAATAATGACCGGATTGTTATTACCCAAGCTGGCCGATCTGTTGCTCCTACGTTATTGGACGGCGGTACTGCGTTATTTGGGCTGGGCAACGGCGCAGCAGGAATTACAGTAGTTGGTGATGGTGTTGCGGTTCCGTTAGGTATTGGGACGTATGGAAATGAGGCGTTTATCCTCGGCACCAACAACACCGAACGCGCCCGGATAACGTCGGGTGGGGATTTGCTGGTGGGGCAGACAAGCGGTGGAGCGCGATTAAACGTTACTGCCGTAGCATCGCAGAATGGGGTAAATATTGTTTTGCCTTCGGGTAATTATTTAGGCGCAACAATTCACAGTACGGCTACCAGTGGCGATAATCAGTTTATAGCCTTTGGTACAGAGGCCAGTTTTACAACTCGCGGCTCTATCTCCTACAACCGCGCCGGTGGCCTGACTGCATATAACACCACTTCCGATTATCGCGCCAAGGACATCATCAGCCCTGTTGCGAACTCTGGCGCAATCATCGACGCTTTGAAAGTTTACGAAGGCAAGATGAAGGGTGCAACGCAGTCGCGCCCAATGCTGGTCGCCCACGAAGCGCAAGAGCACGCTCCCTACGCCGTATCAGGGGTGAAAGACGAAGTAAACGAAGACGGAACGCCAAAGTATCAGCAAATGGATGTTTCCTCTTTGGTGCCGTTGCTGCTGGCAGAAATCCAATCCCTCCGCGCTCGCGTAGCGCAACTTGAACAAGGAGCATAAACATGACCCCCGTTTGGATGATCGAATGGTGTGAGACCACCCCGGATAACGCCGACCCTGCTAAAGCCGCACTCCAAGTCGGCTGGCGCTGTAACGGACAAGATGGCGACTACTCCGGTACGGTCTACTCGACCTGTACGCTGCCTACTGCTGATCCCGCTTCTTTCACGCCCTACGCAGACCTGACGCAAGATCAGGTGCTCGGTTGGATTTGGGCCAACGGAGTCAATCAGGCAGCTACGGAAGCGGCAGTCGCGCAGCAAATTGAGATGCAGAAAAATCCGCCAACCATTCAGCCGAAACTTCCTTGGCTGTCCTAAATTGTGCTTGACCCAGTCACCCTTCTGGCTACGGCTACGGCGGTATTTAACGGCCTGAAGAAGGCTGTTGAGATTGGCCGAGAGGCAGAAGATGTCTTCGGCCAGTTGGGTAAATGGGCATCTGCGGTCAGTGATCTACAAGAGTGGATCAACATAGAGGCTAACAAGAAGCCTCCGTTGTTCAAGAAGCTGGTCTTTACAAAGTCTGCGACCCAAGAAGCGTTTGATGCTTACGCGGCGCAGGTAAAGATCAAAGACATGGAGAAGACTCTCTATCATTGGTTCCACTACGGAGAGCTTCAACATCTGGGTAGAGATGGGTACATTGAGTTCACTCATATGCGGCGGCGCATCAAAGAGCAGCGAGAGAAGATGGTGTACGAGCAGATCAGACGCCGGAAGAAGTTCATCAGGAATACGTCGGACGCCATCTTCATCTCGGTTGTGATTGGTATCGGCGGGATTATTCTTTACCACATCATCGACTTTATGGTTGTCAGGTGGCCGAAATGAAATACCTGCTGATTATCGTCTTTATCATGATAGCGGCTCTCATGGTTTTCTTAGCGGAGGTAGCTAGATGATTACTCTGTTTACAACCCTTCTCTCGTTCCTTGCGGGGGGCTTACCTAAGCTCTTGGATTTCTTCCAAGACAAGTCCGACAAGAAGCATGAGATCGCTCTTGCCCAGATGCAGATCGAGCGGGAGCTTGAGCTTCGTAAGGCAGGGTTCGAGGCGCAGGCGCGGGTCGAGGAAATCAGGACGGATCAACTGACGATCAACGCTGAAGTCTCTACTCAGCAGATTGCGCTCCAAGAGAAGCAAGCCCTGTACGCTCACGACATCGCTATCGGTGAAGGGGCATCGAGGTGGGTGATCAACGCCCGCGCTCTAGTAAGACCTGTGATCACCTACGGGATGTTTGCGCTACTGTGCTTCATCAACGTCTTCGGGGCGGCGTATGCGTGGCATCTTGGAACACCCTTTGAGACCGTACTAGCCAACCTTTGGGATGCAGATACCCAGATTATCTGGGCGTCGATCATCAGTTTCCATTTTGGAGGTCGCGCATTTGAAAGGAGCGGCAAATGACCATCGGGGTCTATGCCGTTGTCAACAAACACAACGGTAAGCGATACATAGGAAGCTCTAGCCAGATAGAGCTTCGGCTGCGGAATCACCGATGCGCCATCAATTGCGCCAATTTTCGGCATTACGAAGGCTACGCAGAAGACGCCCAAAAATACGGCATATCCGGGTTTGAGTTTGTTGTTGTCAAGGAAACCGGGACGGTTGAAGAGGCGCGTGCCATAGAAGCTGAGTTGTTGCGGCAAGGGCTGGATATGCTTTACAACAAGGCTCCGAGCGTGGATGGGGCGACTGGAATTAAGCGTCAGCGCGAACCATACCTTCAGGGCGCGGCCAAGCGATTAGCAGACCCAGAGTTTACGACGCGGCTCAGCGAGGCGTGTAAAGGTAAGCGGCAGATTGTGAAGTGTCCGCATTGCGGGCTTGAAGGCGGCGGTGGCAATATGCGGCGGTATCACTTTGATGGTTGCAAAGCAAAGCAGTGAAAGAGTTAATCAAGATGCTTCGGCATCATGAAGGGGTTAAGCATGAGCCTTACCGTTGCCCTGCTCGTCTGTGGACTGTCGGTGTTGGTCACGTTATCGATCCTGCTCACCTGCGCGTACCGTTTGATGCAAGACTTGGCCTCGCCATTCCTGCCGGTTGGGATCGGAGGCTGACGGATGAAGAGGTTGACAGCATTCTCCAACAGGATCTGGCGCGGTTTCTGGCGGGGGTACGCCGACTATGTACTGTGGATGATCTTAGCCCTCGCCATCTGGCACTCACTTCGTTCGCTTTCAACGTTGGACTAGGGAACCTTCAGGCGTCTACCCTTCGGGCCAAACACAACCGGGGCGACTTTGGGGGGGCGGCTGAGGAGTTCTTGAAGTGGAACTTGTCGGCGGGTAAAGTGCTACCGGGGCTGGTTACAAGAAGAAAAGACGAACGGGCGTTTTATCTACGGGGTTAGCCGCTGCCCCATCACAGCGGTAAACGGAGCTAGAAATGAACGATCAAAACGTAACTCTGAAACTTGGCCTGGTTAACGCGATCTTGCAGTATTTGGGGACGCGCCCGTATCAGGAGGTCTATCCCATTGTGCAGGAGATCCAGGCTGTTGTGATTCCGCAGCTGCCGATTCCTGAGCAGAAGGTAGAAGAAGTCAACTAGGAGTGCATCATGGCCGAAAAATGGATCCAGTCAGCTATCAAGAAACCGGGCGCCTTGCGAAAATCGCTCGGGGTCAAAAAGGGCCAAACGATCCCCGCCAATAAACTTGCGGCGGCGGCCAAGAAACCTGGAAAACTTGGACAGCGCGCCAGGCTTGCTCAAACCTTGAAGAAGCTCAGATAACATGGCTTTCATCAAGCTCCAGTTCCGCGCGGGGGTAAACCGCGATCAGACCAACTACACCAACGAAGGCGGATGGTTTGCTTGCGACAAAATCCGGTTTCGGTCTGGTTTCCCGCAAAAACTTGGCGGGTGGCTGCGTTCTACGTCCGAGACATTCTTTGGCGTGTGCCGCCAGATGTTTGGCTACATCACCAGTTTTGGCGACAACTTCGTAGCACTGGGGACGAGCAAAAAGGTCTACATCAACGCCGGCTCGCAGTTCTATGACATCACGCCGTTGCGCGAAACGACAGCTGCCGGAGCGGTTACATTTGCGGCGGTAACAACCTCGCCGTTTAGCTCAGAGATTACGGTTACAGATACCAACGCAAACGTGGATGCGGGGGACTTTGTAACCTTCAGCGGTGCCGCGAGCCTAGGCGGCAACATTACGGCGGCCGTGCTGAACCAAGAGTATCAAGTCTACCAATCGTTAACGGCTAACACCTACAAAATCATCGCCAAGAGCCCGACAACCGGGCTGCCGGTAACAAGCAACGCATCGGACTCGGGTTCGGGCGGGGCGGCCACTGTTGGGGCGTATCAAATACCAATTGGATTTGATGTAACAACGTATGGCTACGGCTGGGGTGCAGGCGGCTGGGGGTCATCTCCGTGGGGACTAGGGGCATCGTCGCCGGTGGTGTTGCAGCAGCGAGATTGGTGGTTTGACAACTTTGACAACGACCTAGTGATGAACATCAGGAATGGTGCCATCTACTACTGGGTCAGGGGCGCAGAGGCGGACATTGATGTCAAACTCGCTACGCGGGCGGTGCTTCTGTCCTCTTTGGCCGGGGCGGCGGATGTGCCAACAGAAGCCATGCAGATTCTTGTATCGCAGAACGACAAGCACCTGTTGGCGTTTGGGTGTGTGCCGTTTGGATCCACATCGACAGCGGACTTTGATCCGCTGCTGATCCGCTGGGCCGCTCAGGACGCGCCAGAGTTTTGGACGCCGGGAACCGTAGTGGTGCCCTCCACAGGGAATCTTAGTAGCGCCGGATTCATTCGGGTGTCGCGGGGGTCGCAGATTGTGCGCGCACTACCCACCCGGCAAACCATTCTTGTGTATACAAACTCGCACCTGTTTTCCCTTCAGTACACCGGCACTACTGAAGTGTTCAACTTGCAAGAACTGGCAGACAATATCTCGCTCATGGGGCCAAGGGCAGTCATTTCTGCCAACAACGTGACGTATTGGATGGGCACGGATAAGTTCTATGGGTTTACTGGAACGGTGGAAACGCTGCCATGCACCCTAAGAAATCATGTGTTCAACAACCTGAACTACAACCAGAAAGATCAGGTTATTGCGGGAACCAACGAAGCGTTTCACGAAGTGTGGTGGTTTTACCCCAGCGAAGAATCCGAGCAGATTGATTCGTATGTGGTCTACAACTACCTAGAGCGGATTTGGTTTTATGGAAGCCTGGCGCGAACAGCGTGGCTCGATAGCCCCCTTCGCCCCTATCCGCAAGCGGTGGGATACGACAACATTCTTTTGGATCATGAGCGCGGGGTGGATGCCGATGGGGCGCCGATGGAGGCGTATATCCAGTCATCCGACTTTGATTTGCAGGACGGTGATCAGTTTATGTTGACGCGCCGCATCATCCCGGATGTCAACTTTGAGGGATCGACGGCTAATACCCCGGCGCTGAATTTTATGGTCAAGCCGCGCAACTTCCCCGGCTCAACGTATGCGTCAGATAGTTTTGATACGCAATCCGTTGTGGAGTCGTCGGTTGATGTTTACACCGATCAAATCTGGGTGCGCGCCAGGGCGAGACAGATGGCGCTCAAAGTAATCTCATCGCAGCTTGGCGTGAATTGGCAGCTGGGCTCCCCCCGTTTGGACGCACGGACAGACGGCAGGAGATAGCGCATGGCAATGCTCAAGTTCCGCGCGCCACCGCTGCCAATTGCCGGCCCGGACTACAAGCAAGACTATTTCTCGCAGCTTATTCGTGCGCTGGGGCTGTACTTTAATCAACTGGATTCCACAACACCAAGCCAGTGGGATCAGGTTATTGCTACCAACTTTACGGGCGGTTTGTTTAGTGGCGAAGGCTACGGAATACAGTTCCCGCACGTTGCTGCGTCCGATAGCACAGAACAGTACGCAACCGGAAATAACACGTCAACGCTAGTCAACTGGAACACGCTTAGGTCGCAATCTGGGTGGGCGCTTAACGCTCCGGGATCCGCAACTGCCCAGTACGCGGGTATCTATAAAATTACTTATGAGCTGCAATTAGCTAATAACAACAATACGGTTCATGATGCGTTCTTTTGGTTGCGCATCAATGGGATTGATATTGGTAACTCGACCACAGCGTATACGGTTCCCGCCAGGAAAAGCGCTGGCAACCCGAGTTACGTCAGCGCATACTCAGAGGTAGTATTTCCAATTAACGCCAATGATGAGATTGAGCTGTATTGGGCAACCGACCAGGCGGCAACAAGCGGCGGCACAACGGGGGTGTATCTGCATCATCAAGTAGCACAAACAACCCCTTACGCAAGGCCGGCGATACCATCAGCCAGAGGGTCAATCATCTTTGTGTCTGCGTTGCCCGAGCCAAATGTCTCCGGCGTTTACGCATCGGGATACGTTGGCACGGTTACGGTATCAATTTCATAGAGAGTAAAAGATGGCAACCCTCGCACCCGGCGCTTATGGGCCGCCAATTCCAACCGGCCCCACGACGCCCCAGAAACCATTTGCTCAGCAGTTAGAAGAAAACTACTTTGCCGGGTCGAAGCCATCGCAAGACGAGCGCGCAGGGTTTCGCAACTTTTTGTCTTTGGTGCAAAGTTCAGGAAAAAGTAACAGCCAGATAGAGTCGGACTTTCAGAAGCTAAAAAACGGTAATTTTGATTTTGCTGGGACGCTTGACAAAGGTTATTACCAAAACAAACTAGCCCAGCAGATTGCCGATCAAAGACAAAACCTTGGTACGGAAAAGTATTATCAAGGCGCCATAGGCGCAATGGGTGGCATTGATACCGCCACCCAATACATGGCGGACTTACTGACTCGCAGCGGCATTAGAGATATTAGTGAAATTGGTGAAAAAACACAGCGCGGCTTAGCAATCAACACAAAAGCCGACAAAAACCAAGCACTGACAGATTTTGCCAACTGGTATAACTCTGGCGGCTATCAGGGACAGAGTGCCAACTCTATTGTTGATGTCAATGGAAAGCAGTATTACTACACAAACGCCGAGGGGGTTGATCCTTCTAAACTAAGTGGGGCTGGCAAAGACTACTGGAACTTGGCTACTGGTTATGGCAATGCAGAGATTGATTCATTCCCGGTGTTGTTGCCATACGAGCGCATCGGGCCAGAAGAAAAGGTTTTATACAACAAGCGTACAGGCGAGCAGTTAAAACAAGGCCACGACGCCAGTTATATTGGTGCGCGCACAGCCGTTCAGGCCGATGAGTCGGGAAAGTTTCCAGACTCTTATACGTTTGGCGGATCGTTTGCGGGCGGTAACACCAATCTAAACATCTCGATGGTCAACGGGGTGCCGGTGTTTAGCTCTTCGCCGGGGCCATCGAGCTCAAACATTTCGCCAAATATGTTGGCTGCCGGCATGGGCATCGCATCGCTTATGTTTCCCGGCGTTGGTCAAGCTATCGGCTCTGCGATTGCGGGTGCGGTGGGGGTTGCTGTTACGCCAGCCGTAGCGGGAGCGATTGGTACGTTTGTTATCCAAACTGCCGTAAATGAAGGTGATGTAGAAAAAGGGCTGCTCTCGGCGGCCATGGCGTATGCGGGAGCCGAACTGTTTAGTGGACAAGACGCTGCAATTACTACGGGCGATCTGCAAGGCGCCGCAGCTGCGGGGCTAACTCCTGAGCAAGTGACGGACTTCCTAGCAGACCCGACGATGGGCGGTTCGATTAGTAACAATTTATCCGTGGGCGCAAATGACGCACTGGCCCAGCTAAACAACATCCCAGACCTGACCGCTAAGTTACAAACGGGTTTGTCCGACATTGCCGATCTGTCGGGTAATGCGGCATTTGTGGCAGCAGATGCCATTGAGCCCATTTTTGCGTCTGCTGGGCCTATGCCGTCTGGAGTGCCTCAAGGGATACAAGGACTGCCGTCTGCCGAGGCGTTCCCGCGTCCGCTTTACAACTTCCCAACAGCTGCGACACCGGGGTTTGAATTCCAGGCAGGACAGGGGTTCCCAGCAGGAGGTGGGCTCCAAGGGGCAGACCCGTTTGCAATACCGGGCTTTAGTCCCGTGCCGGAGTATCTACAAAATCTCCAAGCCGCTCCCGATACGCTTGCGTCTGTTGGCGCAGAAAATGTGGTTGCCAATCTTGGCGACGGCACGTTGCTGGTGTCAGATCCAGTGGGCAACCTATCGGTTGTGCCGGCGGACGGGCTGGGTTTTGTAGACGACATCGACAACTTGGCTGCGGTATCAGCGGATGCGCTCCAACCAGGCACCCCGCCAACAGGTGTTGATGCAGCAATTGGCGATCTTGGGCTAGATGATCTGGCCAAAGACCTTGGCGCGGATAGCGTGCCAATCAACCGAGAGGTGACGCTAGATGCCGAGCTGCCTGATGCCAAGGCAACAGGAACGATAGACGCTGATGGCGTGAAGATTAATCGGGACGTGACGTTAGATCCCGACCGCCCGTTTGACGCCGGCACCAAAGTCACGGAACCAATAGATGCTGACGGCGTGCGGATTGACCGAACCAATGTGTACGACCCCAATCGCCCATACGATCCTGGTACGCCTGCTGCTGGTGTTGGTGACAACGATCCTTTCGGCGGCGATTTACCTGGCGACGGGACGTTTACGCAGGAGTTCCCCGATGGCTCGACACTTACAGTCAAGGCTGATGGGACAATTACCGCAACAGACGCCACTGAAGGAGTGTTTGGCGACGGCACGGGCGGCGGGGCCGGCGCGGGCGACCTGGGTGACGGCGGCGGGTTTGGCGTCCGCGACGATTACGGTGTTGGCGACGCCGTGGGCGGCGGAGATGGCGCCAGTGGCGTAAATGATCCCTTG